TGTGCAATTGCCGCTGCCATGGTCATCCGCCCCGCAAACGGCCTGATTGGCTGGACCCTGCGCCGCACGGGCTTCGCGGGAGTTACCCTCCCGTGGGGCATCTACATCTTGCCCGAGCGCTTGCAAGATGAGAGACTTGTGCGGCATGAACAAGCGCATGCAGACCAGATTGCACAGTACGGTGTGATCGGGTTCTACGCTCGATATTTGTGGTTCACCCTCCGCCACGGATACCGTAATAACCCTCTGGAGGAAAAAGCCCGAAAGGCAGAAGACAAATGAACGAACCCAAGATCACTCTCTCCGATCTGTCTGTCAACGACATGAACGTGCTGCTCGCCGGTTTGGGCAAGCTACCGCTGGACGCTGCGTACCCTGTGTTCATGAAGGTCAAGGCGCAAGCTGAAGCGCAGATCGCGGCACCCGAGTCCGCTGGCCTGAGCGACTGATCATGGCTTGGTCAGACGTACTGAAAGCGATCATCCCCATCGTGGTGGCCTGTATCGCATGGCTGCTGGGGCAGGTGAATTCTTTCTCTGAGCGTCTGACCAAGATCGAGGGCAACATGCCTGCGCTCATCACCTCTACCGGCGTACCCACCGACAGTCCTCTATCTGCCGAGAAACGCGCCATCCTCAAAGAGCAGTTGATGAACCACATCAACGAGCTTCAGGTCAAGGTCAGGCTGCTTGAAGAGCGCGAACGTATCAAAGGAGCCAAGTGATGTTTGAGTCGCTGATCGGTGGTCTGTTTGGCGGTTTGCTTCGCCTCGCGCCAGAGGTGTTTAAGCTCTTTGATAAGAAGAATGAACGGGCGCATGAGCTTCGCATGGTCGAAGCCGAGATGGAGTTTGCCAAGATCCGGGGTGAGATCGCCATGCGGCAGGTCGAAGCGCAGATGACGATGGCCGAGATGGACACGATGGCTCAGGCGTTCAAGGAGCAATCCGAGACCGCCAAGAATGCCGGGTGGTTTGTCTCTGCAATCTCAGCGCTGGTGCGCCCGATGGTCACTTACGCTTTCCTGGCTCTGTACGCCTCTGTGAAGATTGCTGCTTTCCTGATTGCCATAGAACAGAACGGCAACTGGAAGGAGGTCTTGGTCACGATGTGGGGCGCAGACGATCTTGCTGTCTTCAACATGATCATCTCCTTCTGGTTTGTCGGACGGGTGTATGAGCGGTCCAGCAAGTGAGGCGGTAGACATCGCTGCTGCTCTGTGCCGCCCTTTTGAAGGGCTACGGCTGAAGCCGTATATCTGCCCGGCGGGCTACCCCACGATTGGCTATGGGACCGTTTTCAAGCCTGACGGCACCAAAGTGACGATGGAGCACCCCGAAATCAGCAAGGAGACTGCGGATGAGTGGTTGCTGTCTGAGCTACAAACGAACTATCTGGCGGGGGTTTTGAAGGCTTCGCCGGGGTTGCTTGCGTTTCCAAAGGCCCTTGGGGCTATGACCGACTTTGCTTACAATCTTGGCGTGGCCCGGTATCGCGGCAGCACCCTGCGGCGCAAGATTGACGAGCAGGACTGGGACGGTGCCAAGGAACAGTTATCCCTGTGGGTTCGCGGTGGCGGCAAAGTATTGCCTGGACTCGTCAGGCGCCGCGCTGCGGAATCCGCCTTGTTGCCTTTGTGAAGCGTATGCGCTATAATTCACGCCAAGGTAGAAGCGCGCTGCACCAGCGGCTGCTGAAGAACATTCGGGAGCCCAGCGCATGAGCTACACCATGACCTACGACAGCTTGCTGGTCGACGTGCGTCGCTACCTGGAGCGTGGGTTCACCGCAGAAAGCGATCAGCTCGTCTACGAGCAGCTGCCCCGGCTCATCACGCTGGGCGAGCGGCGCTGCGCCCGTGAGCTGAAGGTGCAGGGTTTCATTCGGGCGGTGCAAACCCCGCTGCAAGCCGACGTGGCCGTCTACCTGAAGCCCGACCGTTGGCGCGACACGGTCAGCATGACCGTGGACGGGAGGCCCATCCAGGCCCGCTCGTACGAGTACTGCCGCGGCTACTGGCCGGACGAGGCCGAGACGGGCACGCCCGAGTTCTACGCCGACTACGACTATCAGCATTGGCTGCTTGCGCCCACGCCGGCCACGGCGCAGACGCTGGAGATCCTCTACTACGAGCAGCCCGCGCTGCTCGGCGACGACTCACAAAGCAACTGGCTCACCGAGTACGCGCCGGACGTGTTGTTGTACGCGGTGTTGTTGGAGGCGTCGCCCTTCCTGAAAAACGACCAACGCATTGCCACGTGGCAGGCGATGTACGACCGCGCCGCGCAGGCGCTCAGCGGCGAGGACCTCAAGCGCATACTGGACCGCGCCGCCCAGCGGAGTGAAGCCTGACCATGCCTACTTACACCGACGTCTTCGGCGGCGCCAACATCTACCCGAGCGAGATCACGTACAGCGCGGTGGCGCTGAGCGCGGACATTGTGCTCAGCTGGCCGGAGGAAACCTCCACCAACACCAACCTCGCCACCCGCATCATGGACGTGACCCCGTCCGGTGCAGGGTTCAGCGTCTACCTGCCCGAGGCGAACAAGACCGCCACCGGCAACACGGTCTTGTTCAACAACCGGGGCGGCTCCAGCTTCACGGTGCGCAACTCCACCGGCACGCAGGTGGCGGTGGTCGATTCCGGCGAGCTGTGGCAGGTGTACTTGGCCTCCAACACCACGGCCGCGGGCACGTGGCGGGCGTTGGCTTACGGGGTGGGCACGTCCACTGTGGATGCGTCCTCGCTGGCCGGCACGGGCATCGTCGCCGTGGGCACGATGCTGTCGCAGTCGGTGCCGGTGAGCGACTTCAACAGCAACTACTCCGCCGGCGTCAACGATCGTGCGGAAATGTTCCTTTGGACCGGTGCAGGCGGCACGCTCACGCTGCCGTCGCCGGCCACGGTAGGGAACAACTGGTTCTGCTACCTGCGCAACGCGGGCTCCGGCGCCGTGGTGGCGGACCCGTCCGGCGCCGCCACCATCAATGGGCTCTCCACGTTGAGCTTTCAGCCGGGCGACTCGGCCATTATCGCCACCGACGGCACCAGCTACTACACGATCGGCTTCGGCCAGCAAGCGATCTTCGCCTTCGACTACACCTCGGTCAGCGTGGCGGGCACCGGCAACTACACGCTGGCCGGCGCCGAACTGAACCGCATCGCTTACTCATTCACCGGGGTGCTGACCGGCAATCGCAACGTGATTGTGCCCGCCACTGTGCAGCAGTACTGGGTCGGCAACGACACCACCGGCGCCTACACGCTGGAGGTGAAGACCTCGGCCGGCACGGGCGTGTTCGTGTCTCAGGGCGAGCGGGCGATTCTGTTCTGCGACGGCACCAACGTGCTCAGCGCAAGCACCCAAGGCGTCTCGCTGCCGCTCACGGTGGCGCAAGGCGGCACCAGCGCCACCACCGCCTCCAGCGCGCGCATCAACCTGGGCGGCACGTCCACCGGGGTCGCGGTGTTCACCGCGGCGGACCAGGCCGCGGCCTACGCGGCTCTAGGCGTCGCGCCCGCAGGCGTGGTCATGGGCGGAGCATTCTGAGGCCATGCCCGGCGACAACAAAACCATCGTGCTCCGGTCCACCCCGGGCATCAAGCGCGACGGCACCAAGTACGAAGGCGACTTCTACGTCGACGGCCGCTGGGTGCGGTTTCAGCGCGGGCTGCCGCGCAAGATCGGCGGCTACCGCTCGATCAGCAAGTACCTGACCGAAGTGAGCCGTGGGTTCACCACGTTCACGCAGCAGCTGCTGCAGTACTGCCACTCGGGCAGCGCCACGCGGCTTGAGCGGTTCACAATCGACGCCAGCAAGAACAGCTCCATCATCAGCAACCGCACCCCCGCCGCGCTGACCGCCTCGGCCCAAAACCGCTGGATGTTTCAGTACATGTACGATAGTTCGTCAACGCTAAACTCGCTCATCGCTCACGTAGCGCCGAACGCGGCTTGTTTGTGCAATGACGTGGGCGGGCAGATCTTCATCGGTGATCTTCTGGGCACCAGTGCGTTGACGCAGATCACGCTGCCCGCGGGCGCCAACGCCACCGGGGGCATCGTGGTGCTGCACCCGTACTTGTTCTACTACGGCACGGCCGGCGTCCTCGGGCACTCGGTGGCCGGCGAGCCGACCGACCTGACCGGCGCGGGCAGCGGCATCGCCCGCCCCTGGGGCCAGAAAATCGTGAAGGGCATGCCGCTGCGCGCGGGGGCGGGCTCGGCGCCTGCGGGTTTGTTCTGGGCGTTTGACGCGGTGATTCGGGCGACGTTTTCGGGCGGCGCCACCGTGTTCCAGTACGACGTGATCGCCACCGACACGTCGATTCTGTCGGCGGACTGCGTAGTGGACTACGACGGCGTGTTCTACTGGGCCG